ATACCATTTATAGTTTGACCATCAAACTTATCTATATAATTTTGTAATTTCTTTTTATTATATTTTAAAAGCTGTTGCATTGCATACTCTTGCAAATCAGGGCTATTTAAAAATGCTTCTTTAGTTACTTTAATTTTTAAAGTTTTTAATGTTGACTTACCAAATTGATATTTACCCATATAACCATACCTGTTTACAACAAAATACCTGTTACCTGATTCTTGGTTACCTATATCAAATAAAAATTCGTCCATACCTTTAATTTCAACAACTTCTTCTTTAATGTCTTTAATCTCTAATATGGGTAATGCTTGAGGTATTGGCTTATTTGAAGGTACAATAAATAGTATAAATAATAATAAAAATGTTCTCATAATTAAAAGTTTTTTAAAAAATCACCCTTCATTGTTTTAGATTTTAATTGTTGGGCTTTTTCATCATTTTTAAGTATTTTATCAGTTAATTTTTCTAAATGTCTAGATTTTTGTTTATCATAATCTTTAGTTATTTTATGATATTTTTTATCTAATGATCTAGCTCGTCTTGCTTTTTTCATATTCTTGAAATATATTGGTTAACATTATCCCCATCATCATCTAAGCCTAGTTCCTTTAGACGTTGTAAATGATAATCATCAACTTCCCATTCTACTTTTTCTGTAGTTCCAAAATGTTCCTGTTTAGTTTCAATTTGCTTAACATCTTTATCATTAAAAATGTCTCCTACAGTCAAAAAATAATGGTTATAACATAATAACTGGACATTATCTAAGCTGTAATTATTACTATTATTATCTTGGAAATGAAGTAACAAAGGCATTTTATAATCTAATACTCGCCTTTCTTTAAAAGAACATACAGCACATTCCTCCGATAAATATCCCTGTTCTATTAAAGCATATTTAAGTTTATTAGGATCAAATGAAGATGCTGCTATCCTACCTTCAATTATTTCAAGCATGTGGGGCATTTTTTTAGGTCCTTTTAAAAATTTAGGAATACCCTTACCACTTTGATTTTTATGACCTGCAAATAATTTATATAATTTAGCCCACTTCTTATAATGTTGATATGATACATGAAGATACCTAGCAGCAGCCATATTTGATTTTGTTTTGGCTTGAGCTGCTAAAATTTGTTCTTTAGATAGTGGTTTTGCCTTGGGCATTAGGTTCTATCTTTATCTGTATTATTAATAATTTGGAATGGACCTTGCAAATTACGTTCTTCTTTATCCATATTTAACATTTCAGCTTTGGCTGTTTTAGTATCACCACGTTCAATAGCTGTTGCTAGTACAAAGTTTTGGTATTGATCTTCTTCCATAACAATAGTTTCAGTGTAAGTGTGATCACCGGATCCTCTTGTTACAGGGATGCCTCTTTTAGCACCAACTGTTGAACAGTTAACACAAAAATCATATCCAAATTTAGTTAACCTTAATTCGGGCATATCTTCTTTACATCTAATACATGGAATCATTTTCACAGTACGGGGGGTTTTAATAGTCTGTTGCATAAATATATAACCTTTTAAAAATTAGGCCGGAATATACGAACTATTTATATGGTATCCAAACTTGTTTGCAAATATTTTGTTAAATTATTTTGTAATACAGGTTTATATTTAGTTAATAAACCATAAGCTCTATCATGACCCTTTCTATCTTCTACAAATTTTAAATCTAATTGATAACCTAGTATTCTTTCTATAATTTCAATTATTTGCAAATTAGTATATCTTTCACCTGAACCTATATTGTGTATTCCTATACTATTTGAATTTAGTAAATTAAATATTATCATTGAATTATCATCAGCATGTATCCATTCTCTTACATTTTGACCATCCCCATAAATAGGAATTTTAAGATTATTTTTAATACAATTTACTATTGTAGGTAATAATTTTTCATTATGTTGGTTTTCTCCATAATTATTACACGTACGAGTTATTAAATATGGTAATCCATATGTTCTACCTGCTGCTTGAACTAATAAATCAGCTGACGCCTTAGTTGCTGAGTAATATGATGATCCAATTATACTAAATTCTTCGTCTGCTAGAACACCAGGACCTAAATCATCCATATCTCCATAAACCTCATCAGTTGATATTTGAACAAATTTCTTTAAATTTGGATTTTGTCTTGCTACTTCTAATAAATTAAATGTACCTTCTACATTTGTTCTAACAAATGGTCTTCCATCTTTAATTGAATTATCAACATGAGATTCAGCTGCAAAATTAACTAAATAATCATATTCACCTAAATCATCAGCTGTTACATCACAAATGTCTTTATTTAACCATTCATAAGTAATACCCTTTAAATTATCCCTATTAGCCGCATAAGTACAATTATCAATTACTAATATTTTAATATCATTATCTTTATTAAATACATATTTTGCAAAATGTGATCCAATAAACCCTAATGCTCCTGTAATTACTATCCTCATTTTCCTATTTTATCTTTATCTGATATTATTAGTTTATTTTTTCCAATAACAGTTTCTATTATATTTTTAATCTCAGGGATAGTATTCCAAACTATACTATGTTCACTAACTGGGTTATAATTTCCTTTAACTAAATAAGTAAATATAGTATTATCTTCTAGAGTTAAAAACCCATGAGCATAATTGTCTTCTACTAATAAATCATTATTTATATCTAATTCAAAAGTTTTTATTTCTTTAGTTTTTAAATTATAAATAATATCTAATACTCTTCCCTGAATAACTTTTACTAATTTAGTTTGAAAAGGTTTAGTTTGATAATGTAAACCTCTAAATGTATAAATAGTAGGATTAATACTAATATTCATCTGATCCCATCCTCTTATAGCATAAGGAATAAATGTACCTCTACTATCAGGGAAAATATTTATATTATTTTCCATTTATTATATCTGGGTTTTGTTTAATTGTTTGTTTTGTAATTAAATCTTTTAGTCTTGTAGTTGACCAACCATGTGATCTAGAAGTATATAATACTTTAATTGGTAAATCATCTCCAGTAAATGGTTTACCTAAATAATCTTCACCTAATATTCTTAAATCCGGTTTGAATACTTTAATTAAACCGAGTAATTCTTCTTCTGTTTGATACATATAAACTTCATCAATATATTGAATTGACATTAATGCTTTATACCTATCAAAAGCTGGGATAACTGGTTTATATTTTGATTTTCTATGTAAAGATGGATCATTTTGTAAAAAAACTATAAATTTATCACAATGACGTTTAGCTTCTTCAAATGTAATTATATAACCTGGGTGTAATAAATCAAAGTTACCTGCTGTAAATCCTAATTTGTATTTTTTCATAATTTTGGGCAAAATATTAATTCATTTTGATATTCATTCATATGAATAATTTCAACTATAAGATTATTTAATTCAAATCTACCAATACTACCACTATCTTTAATAATTTCAGGTAATTTCATTATTATTTTATAATCTTCTTGAGCAAAAGTAGTACCATTTATATTAACTAATATTTCACAATTTTTTTCATTATCAAACGGTAAAACCCTTTGATTTAAATCAATAATAGTATTAGGTTGTTCTTTTTTAATATAATTTTTAATTAACATCGGTGTATTCCCCTGATCAACATAAATTGCATCGCACCAAGGTTCTAATGCCTGTAGTAAAGATTCATTACAGTTATTTACTATTAAACCTATATTATATTTAGGTGGAATAAAGGGTTTCATGTATTCATCATGAGCAACAAAATGCCCCCATTTACGAATAAAATTACGGGTTGATCTAGCATTTTGTTCTAACCATTCTGGGCTATCCTCGTATATATTTTTAGCTTTATCCACTGTGTTTCTTCTACTTCCTCTACAAGTCATATGATATACACATCCATCCCACGTTTGAACAAATTTTATACCATTTAATTGAAATCTATTAAATATATCAGAATCTTCTTTTGATTGAGGAGCGTATAAAGGATCGTGTCCACCTATTTCTTGAAATTCATTTTTATAAAAAGCCCAGGGTGCAAAAATACCTTCAGTAGTATTATTATTAGATACTCTGCTCTTAATAAAATCTAGTAATTCTTTTTCTTTAAATTCTTCAGGTTCTACTCCAAAATGTTTTAATATCTTTTCTGGTCCATCTGGGTGTAATGGTGGTTCTATTCTAGTTAAAGATACTATTGTACCAGGTTTTATTTGTTCTTCTATAGCATCTAATGCCCCAGGACAAAGATACATATCCGCATGGTAAATCATAGCTATATCATTTGTAGCAACTTCATTTACTAATGTGTCATATAAAATAGTATGGCCTAATCTTTTGGGACCTTTATTACGATGTGCTTTAAATAATGGGTCTTTATCCATCATTTCTTTACACCAATCCCAAGTACCATCTGTTGAAGCATCATCTGATACACAAATTTCTACTTCATGGTTACCTTGATTTTTTCTAATAGAATTATAAGACCACTTAAGATATTTTAAATTATTTCTTGAAGGTTGAATTAAAGATATTTTCATTATAATAGTTTTTGTAATTTTGTTTTGATATGGTAGACATTTTATTATAAAAATACGAATTATTTTTTAATTCTCCTAATAATTCTTTAGCATGTTCTAATCTGCCTACCTCTACAGTTAAATCTGGGTGGCATAACTCTTGAGTGTCTAATCCTTTATAACCTATACAAGGAATGCCTAAATAAGCACAATTTAAAGCAAAAGTACCAGCTGCATGTGTTCTCATTAAATGTATTCCTATTTTAAAATTATTTAACTCATGTATCCAATCTTTCCAATTTAAATAGGGTAAATGGGTTAATAATTGTTCTTCACCTGGTTGTTTTCTACCCATAGACGGAGCTGTAATTTTATCAAAGTGTTCTGACGCTACTATATATGAATCAAAACCACCATACCAGTTTACAAAATTACCTCCTATAATAACACCTTCTCTATCTACTGTTTTTAACTCCCCAATAGCATCTTCTATCATTAGAGAACGTAATACCCTTACATCTTTATGATTAGTCAATCCTTTATAATAAGTTCTATCTGCCTTATTATGAGTAAATATTATATCAGCAGATGTTAAAGTATTATAGTACCAAATTTGTTTATCTAAAGTATAATCCTGAAAATACCAATGGGGTCCCTCCTGCATAACAGCTACTTTATCACAATATTGTTTTAAAATTTTAATATTAAATTCTGGGTTATTTTTGGGGATTATTGCTATGCCTAAATTATAATTTTGTTTGGGAGTTGATTTGTAATGATAATGATCAGCTTTTAGAGCACACATCCAAGCAAATTCCGTCCTCATATTTTCATGATCACGAAGAATTTTACCTTCAAAATTCATTTCTGTAAAAAATGCAATCTTCATTTTAAAATTGTTTTACTGATCCATCTTTATAAACATATTTTGTTCCTCTAATACAATTTTCTCTTATAGTATTGTAAGGACATAATGTTATTGTTTTAGTACCATTTCCACTTGAAACATCCGTTATCCCAGCTTGATATCCTATATTAAATAAAGCTCTGCTTTTAATATAAATTTGTTCTCTTAATGATAACCCTAGTTTAGAAAAATCTATATTATGGGAAAAACATTCTCCCCATTCTGTTTTATTGATATCAAATTCACTAAAATAAAATACAGGTTTATTATGATATTTCTTTGTTTCTTTTATTAAATAGTGATCATAATCCCATCTACCTTGTAAATGCTCTATCCTAGATGCAAATAGTAAACACCCATATGGTTCTTTGCCAAAATTTTTTTCTATAATCCTTTCACATTTATCTATTTCTTTTTGATCAAAATATAATTTAGGTCTTGAATCTATATTTTTTAAATCCTCATCTGTGAAACCAAATCTTCTTAAAATTTGTTCTGCTAAAGGTTCATCACATGATCTTATTATTTCTCCATCATGAATTAATGAACTAAAACAACGATCATGATCTGTAAAAACTCTATCAAACTCACCTTTTACAAAAAATTTATCAATATAAGGATTATTTTTATGAATTACATCTTTATTATCTAGTGCTTTATTTTTCCCTTGATAACTCCAACGGTCAATACCAGGTACCATTTTTTTTACATATTCTTTTGTGGGTAAAGCTATCTTAATTTTTGGATATTTTTTCTTTAATGCCCCAAAAATTCCACTTCTAATACCTAAATCTCCTAAACTGTAGCACATTCCCATAAATGGGAACCAACCATCATAATCATCAGGCAACATAACATCTTTTATGTTTTTTAAGTTATCTTTAGATATACCTAAATATTGTACATCAATACCTGCATCATGTATTTGATCATTTATTATATACCATTGCCTCATAATGTGCTATAATATTCATTTTGTTTTTCTTGTCTCTTAATATCTTTAGGATGATAAAGCGCGAAGCCTTCTTCCATAGGTAGTGTAGCATATTGATCAAATCCATCTAAACGTTCATGGACTTTATTAATCCATTTAATTTTATCTGAGTTTCTATATATCCTCCACTGATAGTCAGGCCAATTAACCCAGTCTTTTTCGTTAACACTCCATTTCCATTTAGCAATATGATCTTGAGTTAAACCTTCTACTGTGTTTACTCTAGGTACTAATATAACATCTACATCTTTGTTCATTTCAAGTAAAAATGGAAGAGTATCTAGTAACTCCTTATTAGGATATTCATCAGCATCAATTTGGAATATGAAATCTCCTGTACATAAGCTTGAAAGGTAATTTTTCCAATCAGCAAAGTGACCTTTGAAAGTTTTAGGGTATGCCTTGATCAAGTCCTGACTCTGAAGTCCAACTAAGTAATCCCATACTTCTGCTGTTCCTGTTTTTTTATCAAATAAAACTATTACTTCATCTTCTCCATTTGTATTTAACATAAGAGTAGATATTAGCCTTTGAATTTCTTCATATTCGTTACAAACGGTTATTGCATAACTTATTTTCATACTATTCTGGTAATACCCCAATATAAGATAAAGCATCCATATAATCACGTTCTTTAAATAACTTCATAGTTGACATATCAGCTTTATGAGTTTCTCCTTTATATTTTTTTCTATCTTTTTTTTTAATTTTAATTGATTTAACTGCTGCCCACGACCAATCATCAACACTAGCTCCGGATGCATATACCATTCCTAATTTTGGTTCATTAATAGTATGAGGTAACCAAGTTAATTCCGTTTTAGGGTCTACCCAAGCTAAATCTTTATATAATTCAGGGAGCATTTCCATTTGTTGATTATAAAATTCAGTATCAACTTTCATTAAACTATTGCTCCAAAACCCACAAGATATACTATAATAATTAGTAATATCTTTAGTTACCTCAATTTTATAACATAAATCTCCACCAGATTTTGGACAATCTATTATTTTATCATGTTCCATATTCTATATTTTATTCAATTTAGGTAAACCAGAAATTGCCTTTGACATATTTAAATTCACTTGTACTGGGATATCCGGTATATCATTCAATTTAGAGTGAACTAATTGATTCATCTTTTCCCAACTAAAATTTTCTTTTATATATTGTTTTTGTTTTCTGGATCTTTTTATATAATCTTTATAATGTTTATATACTTGCCTTAAAGCACTTATCGCAGTTTTATTATCTACTTGAAACCATTTAGCTTCTTTGATTAACCAATTATTAGCAGCACTTGGGTGAACATTCTCTAATACTCCAGGTAATAAAACATTATAATCCGATTTTAGAAAATCAGTATGTCCACTCCAACCAGACGCTATTATAGGTTTTCCTGTGGTAGCGAACTCTAAGAGGGGTCTACCAAATCCTTCACCTTTAGTAAAACTAACCATAGCTTTTACTTTAGAATGATTATATAATTCATTTATTTCTGAGTCGTCAAATTCACCATTAAGTAAATATATATTAGGTAATTTAATATCCCCATAAGTATCTCGAATTTCTTTAATTTTATCTAAAATTCCATCCCTACTAATATAGGAAGCAACACCTAAAGATGCTTTTAAAAGCAACGCTGGTTTTTTACCCATACCCGTTTTAAAAGTTTCGTAAAAAGATTTAACTAAAACTCCTACATTTTTTCTATCATGCCCATAATCACCTTGCATCCAATGACCCACAAACAAATAACAAAAATCTTCTTTTATATCCTTTAAACTAATAGATTTAACTTCGGAAGGTTTAAGTGATTTATAAGTATCTAAATTAACCCCTTCAAAAATAACTTCTACAGGTTTTTCTAATTTGATTTGAGATACAATTTGTTTTGTCCTAGGATCTTGTTTATCATAAACCATTTGCCTAAAAGTATCTCTAGCAAAATTAGAAGAAACCCAATTCATATCCATTCTATTTAAACCTTCAATCCATTCTGCTTTACAAGCAGTTGATTCAATTCCAGCAGTTAACCCTATATTATATTTTCCAACAGGTTGAAATTCATTAGGGATAGTTATTTGCATCCATAATTCAGGTTGTTGTTTCTGAAAATCTTGTTTAGCTGCATATTTATATAAAAATTGCCATTCAGGATGATCTTTACAAAATCCCCAAGATGTTTCTCCCCATTTTTGGGATAATAATTCTACCTTATATTTATTTGATTCAATTATAGATTTTACTATATCTCTTGATCTTGCCCCATAACCTGAGTAAGTATCATAAGGGCAGCTTATTACAAAACGTGGTTTATTCATTAATATATAATTTTATGATTTAAAAATTTACCTTTATATTCACTAGTATTCACTAATTCGTATTTTTCTCTTGGCTCCCAAGTATTAAATAACGTATCTAGAGCTTCTATTACTCTATTAGCTTGATGTTTAGAAGTAAAACCGGCTTCATTAGATAAAGCCCATTCTCTTCCTTTTAATCCTCTACGTTTTAATTCTTTTCTACCTAATTTATAACATTCTTTTATTCTATCCATTGCATCTTCCCATCTACATCTATCATCAAAAATATAAGGGGTTTGGGGTGAGCCTTGAATTGATCTACTAGTTGGGTAAACGGGGAATGCCCATTCACCATGATTTTTATAAGTTCCTCTATGATTAGAAGGTATATCCGCACTTGGTGTAAACCATTCTTCATTTTCGTCTACAAATCGCATTTGGTCTTGCATACCACCTGTAACATTTGCTATAATAGGCGTCCCCGCTAACATTGTTTCAGTATTTGCTAATCCCCAACCTTCATTAGAAGTAAGTAAAATGTGAACATCAGCTATATTATATAACCAATTTAATTGTTGTTCAGATAATTTTTGATCAATAAAAATTACATTATTTTTATATTTTTCATCAAATAAATATTCTTTAACTTTAGGTAAATCAGTTCCTGCATTTGTTACTTTTTCTGTCTTCAATACCATATAACAATCTTTAGCTTCTTCTTTTGGTAGAGAATCTAAAAAAGTCCTAAATGCTAACATAGCATCTGGGATTTGTTTTCTTCTAATATTTCTTGAGTTAAAGAAAAGTGTAAATTTAGAACTTTTACCTTTAAAAAGAGAATTTTTAAAATTATTATAATCTAAATCATTACTTTTAATAGGGAAAAAATTATTTGTATCTTTACCATGAGGGATATATCTAAAAATTCTGTTACCCTCACTACCTTTAAGAACTAATTTATTAATGTTAACGGTTTGTTTTGAAATACCCATTAATAAATCACATGCTTCATAATAAGGTTTATTATACATTGGGGCAGGATAATCATCCCATATATTTAAATAAGTAATTGGGATTTTTTTCCTAATTTCTTGTTCCATATTCCATATATGCATAAAATATCTTGGATCCGTAATTAAAAATAAGGCATCTGGTTTTTCTAATTCTATTAATTGTCTTATAGATTGAGTATCCCCGTACCCATCTGTTGGGTATAACATTACATAAGAATCTTTTATACCAGCTATATCATTAGTACTTACCGATAAATCTAACCTTTTGCCTTTTTCGGGATGATTGATTGAACCAGCCATTTGTACCCAATTAAAATGATGTGCCGTATGAACAACTATTTCTTTTGCTACTGTAGCCACTCCAGAATGTACTCTAATATCATCGCATATTAGAAGTATTTTTTTTCTTTTATCCTTAGGGATGTATTTAAAGTCTTTATTCATAAGATTTATAAGTCGAGATTAATTTGATTAGTAATTTGTTTACGAAAATCTTCATCTGTAAGATACAAAAATAGAGCCCGATCGGCAAGTTTTTGAAAAGAAAATTTACGTTTTACACATTCAATCTTAAAATTCTCGAATAAATCGCTTTTGACTTTGACACTCGTTAGTGTCATTGGTTTTTTATTTGTCATAGTCTTTATTATTTAAAACATTTATTATACATATATAAGTATTATTCAAAATGCACTTTTGCCCCACATAATTCTTTATCTTCTCCATAAGGGCAAAATGTACAATTCCATTTAGAGGGGGATTTTGGATAATCTATTTCTTTAATTTTTCCATTTGAACTAAAGCATTCTGCTATGAAATCTTTTACAGCATTATTGGCTCTATTTATTTTTATTTTACCACTAGGTGGCACAAATTGTTGTACTCTATACGCTTGATGAGGTGACATTATTTTTTCATCATCCCAATCTAGCACTTTTCTTTTTACAATTAAAAATTCAATTTCAATCTTATCTAAAGGTATTCCATATTGTTCAGAGAAAAATTTCTTATATAATATTAGTTGAAAATGTTTATCTTCATTCTTTTTATCATACGAATTCCAACCTTTAGTACTTGTTTTAATATCGATTATTTTAAATGTATCTGTTGTTTCACAATATGTTACAACATCCAAATATCCCATATATAATACGTTATTTAACATTTTATTTGGCGCAATTACAATTGGTATTTCACAACCAACTAAATATGTACCTTTTTTACTAAAATATCTACTACGTTTTTTCTTAAACCAATTTAAAATAGCTACACCATCTTCAAAAAATTCTCTCATCTCTTCAGCTGAGGAAAAATGTTCATTATTGTTAGACTTGTACTGTGATTGGTACTCAGATATAAATTTATCTTGGAAATACTCTTCTATATCTATTTCTCTATCAGCAGCTGCCGCTGATTTTTCGTACATTATATCTAAATAATGTTGCATTACTTCATGTATAGCCGTTCCAAATACAGTATGAATAGATGAATTGAATCTTTTTATCTTATCCTTGTATTGTAGTTTCCACCTATAGGCACAACTTCTAAAGATAGACATTTGTGAATATGATATATTCTTTTGGTAAGCAAAGTTAATTTGCTTAGGTGGATTATTTCTAATCTCCTTTACAATACTAGGAATTTTTTTAGCCAAACTATTTTTTCCATTTATCTCGGCCTACTAAAAGACCGATTATCCCATAATTGGCAATATCTATAAATGTATCTTGCATACCTTCACCTTCAACAAATGATCTACCATTTATTAGTAGGTTTTTTAAACGTGATATTTTATCCGTTAACCTAATACACAACCCAGTTAGTGAGAATTGTTTATCATCGCTATTATTAACGATATCTCCGCCTAAAGCAATGTTATTTAAACCATAATCCATATGTTTACGAGCAAACATTTCATACATTTCTTTTTGAATTTTTTTAAATTCCTTAGATAATTCAGGGTATTCTTTTTCGAATACTTGTACACCTAATTTTGATGAAACGCCTCTTTTAGCATCCATAATTTCTCTATCGCTCATTATTTCGTGGTATTTAGTTATTGTATCACCCATTTACTTGTACTGGTCTATTAATATTAAAATATGTATCTAGTGTTGTAAGTCTATCATCAGCATCAACTAAATTTATAAGTGCTTCTTCAGCATTTTTATAAAAATCTTCTGTTGAATGGTCTCCAATACCAACTGCTTTATTACCTAGTAATTCAAGTGATAATAATGCTTTAGCTTTATCTGCTTCTGCAGATGTTTTTAACATAGTGTATAATTCTTTTGTCATTTTAATAATGGTTTTATTTCTTTTTTATCTAATCCTTTATTAGTTAATATACGACTAATTTCTTGGGTAGCCAATATATTTATATATTCCTTTGCTTCTTTACTAGAACATTCAAAATAATTTTTAATATGGTCTATTAAATCTTTATTAGGTTGTTTTACCTTAGATTTAATATACTTATTCCATTTATTATTTTTAGGGATAAATTCTTTGTAAATAGAATATATCATTTTTTTTTCTTGTGGGGGAAAATCTTGTATATAGTTAGCAACTTCAATATAATCTGGGTTCATTGATATGAACCTATGAATCATATAACTGTTCCAAACCTCCCAATCCTTATCAGTAAATGACTCAACGGGAGGTTTAGTAGTATTAATTGCCTTTAACCAATCAAAAATATTTTTCAAACTTAGTCCATTAATTCGTCAGCCAATTCTTCTCTAAGTTCTTTTGGAACTGATGATTTAAGAATTTTTTTAGTTGATGGATCATAAAAAACTGGGATTGGTAGTAGGGCATCTTCATCTGTACCCATTACAAATTTAGATACAGTTCTTAATACTACTCCTTGTTGGAAAACTACTCCACCATCAAAATTTTTAATTGCTGTTGTATTTTTTAAATCAATTGGGGGTTGTTGTACTTGCTGTTGCATAATTATTTATTATTTATTAAATTTTGGATTAACGACATTGTGTTTATTTCCTTGTCGATTCGGAAATTTGCTTTATATTGGTGTTCATTTATTAAAATAGATGCTGTACCTTCTTTATCTTGTAAATATTCAGATGACCTTTCATATAGTGCTCTGAATAATTCATCAAAATCATCTACATTAGCATCAGCTATAATTTGACGAATTGTTTTAAAA